TCAATAGTAAATGTATTATCGACATATACTTCAGAAATCAATCTATCATAGAAAATGATTTCATTATTAATTTTTATTAATCCATTTGTTTTTGGAAGATCTTTGCCGGAATGAATAAAAATTTCTCTCTCATATTCTACTGGGTGAGTTAGAAATGTATCATATACTAAATTGGTTACATTTTGAACCTGAACATACTTGTCGATATTATGAATAATATCTAAAGATGCACTTTGATTTTCTTGGGACTTATAATATTGACGTAGAAATTCTACAGAAAGAGGGAATTCTTCTTTGACATATTCTGGAACTAAATTTTCAATAATAGAATAAAACTTAATTGTGTCTTTCTTCATTTTATCTCTTAACTACCGGTTACAGTTGTTTGGGTTGTTGTAGACGCTTGTGATGTCCCAGAACTAGTTATGCGTGATCTAGTTATCACTGTATTTCCTCTTATGAGGTTATCTGTTGGATAACTTGATGATACAATATATGAAGATCCAGAGATGTCGGATCCGGAAGATATTGCATCAGAAATCATTCTGAAATTACTATTTGGTATATCTAATTGTAAATATAAATCTTGTAAACCAATCACATCATTTGACTGTGGAGTTGCAGAAATCTCTATAACAGGTTGATTTAATTTGATCTTTGCTGTACTAATAATATTTACAGGAGAAATGATAATTTCTCCTGTACGGTAATTAATTTTTCCAGCATTATTATTGATAATAACTGGAGAAAAAGACTGGAAATCAACCTTGAAAAATACTATCTTTCCTGTAAGTAAATCTTTGTCTGGTACATCAGTCATATAGACATCTTGATTTAATCCAGCAATTCTAAATCCAGATGATTTTATATTATAACCAGAGGTATCATTAATATGAAATTCATTACCAAAACATATCTCATACTCAGAAAAACTATCAGTAACTGCTCTGATATCTCTCCTCATAGTTATTTTTGTAATATTTGAAGTCACAGCACGATCACTATCGTCAATTATTTTTACAAATTTACTATATTTAAAACGAGTTCCGTACTGATTTAGTTCAGAAGAATCTGCATATCGTTCAATATTACTATTTACTTTAGTTAGTAAGTCGTTTGCAGAAGTAGAAACGTTGGTATTGTAATATATGGAGGAGTCTACCTCAAGGTAAAGATACTTTAGATCAATAATTTCAGCAATAATTCCAGCAACACTGTATTGTCTTAAAAGATCTGTGAGATTTTGCTTGACAACCTCCGATAAAAATTCACCATTGTAGGGTTTTATTGCAACAAAAACTTTTCCATACTTGGGTGGATTTAATTTTTCTCCACCAAAAACTGAAATTGATTCTGTTTCGGGATATAGTGAAGTTATGATAGTTTCATAATCTTGAGTTGTTACTGCTCTTTTTTGGGAAGAATATAATCTTGGGGCAAATTTTCTAATTGATTCAATAGATTCAATTTCTCTACCACCTTGAGAACCTGAATTTGTTGTAATATTTGATATACCATTAGATACTTGTCTGCCTCTATCATCAAAAATTCTACCATTAAAGGTAAATGAACCTATTCCATTCGCTTGCTGTCCATTTGAAACGAGATAATAGACTTCAACAATATTCTTATTATCTAATTTTTTACCAAAAACACCATCGCCAAAGAGTAATTCATATCTTTGATCTTCTATTTCTTTAATAAAGTAAATAAGAGAATCAGAATTTGCAGTACATAAATCTGAACATAGTTTATATTCACTCAGTAATGTACTCTCTTCAGAAGTTCTTACTTGAACACGAATTGTAGAAGTATCAATATTTGGGTTTGAAAGAATATATTTTTGATTGATTGTCGCAGAATCTACAACGAAACGCTCTAAAATATATGTTCCCTCATAAACATTAATATCTTTAAAAAACGCTACTGAATTTGTAACGGGAACAGTAACGTCAGAAAAGATAGAAAACGTATAAGATCTGTTATTGGATACGTTATAAGATGCAGAGCATATCGTTCCTTTCTTCAAAGTTAAGGTTTTTGACGTAGATCCAACTGTATTAACGAAGAAAGAAATATTAGCTTTTGCAGAAGTTCTTGATCTTGGTACATAACCAATATGAGAAGCAAGAGATACAACATTTTCGCGTAATGTGGCACTATCAATGAACACCTCATTGCTGAGCATGTTAGCATTATATGAAGAAATATATGTATTATACGCTAAAAGATCAATGATTGTAGAAAGATTTGATCCTTCATAATCATAATCAGTAAAATTAGAATTCGCTCGTAGATACTCAATGAGCGAATTCTTAATTTGATCAAAGTCTAGATTAGTAAAATTGACAAGTGCCATTTATCGGGTTGGCTGTAGTGCGAATGTTAACTCTTGAGCTGGAATATCGAGTCCAATAATATTGTATATGAGCGTCACATCAAATGCATTGTCATCAAACATAGGTGTTACGATGACATCGATTAAGTCTACTCTTGGTTCATATGTTTCGATTGTATATTTAATTTCATCTTTAATCACCGATGCCTCAATTGAACTCATATTCTGAAATAGAGAACGACTTATTTTTGATCCAATATCTGGACTAAAAAAGCGTTCTCCGGGAAAAGTCATGACTAAATTGCGAACAGAGCGAGCAATTGCAGATGCATTTTGCAACGAAATCAAATCTTGATTTAATGGATTGATTTTAAAAACCATGCTAATGTCTTTAAAACCCTGACTTACCCGCTCTAGAGGCATAAAATTGTAGAATTTTATAAAATCTGTATTATTTATCAGTGTTTTTTGAACTCATAAAGTGGTTCAGTACCGTATTCCCAATCATCATAGTCATCATCATTACGAATTCTCTCATGAATTTCGTTTTGTTGAACAAAATCATGCTTTTTTGGTGTCAAATCATCGTTTGCAATCTCCCGAAGCATTTTTTGCTTTGAAACGTGAGATTCCCAACCATACTCAGATGACAAATATTGAGTTCCCCACTCATTTCTCATAAAATTTTGATCTTTATCGACTTTTTTAGTCATTTTTTTGCTCCTGATTTGTAAAATCAGAACTTTTTACGGGGTTGCTATCCCGTTTATTCAATATTGGAGGTATTTTTTCGATGAAGAGTGTAATTTTTTTGAATTCTAATGTCAGAATTTTTAAAAGTCCAGCACTCTCCACTATTATCTAGAAAAACAACCCACTCAAGATCATGTTCTTGAGATCGATCAATTAAAAAAAATGCCCAACCATTACCTTTAGGGGTAATGACTGGGATTTGGGGATCTAATTGTAGCATACTAGGTTATTTTCCTTGTCCGCGATACTTCTTCTTGCGTCCATTGCGAGAAGTAGCACTAAGTAGTGTGCGAGAAGAACGTCCTTGACGAGTCTTCTTCGGTGCTCCTGGTTCAAAAAGAGTCTTATTGGATCCACCTTTAGCCATTTAAAATACCTCCATCAAATAATACGAGTTTTCTCATGTCCAACTCTGATACGAGGATCGCACCAGATCTCAAAGCCCGCTTCTTTTGCATCAAGACAGAAAGAAACGTCCTCTCCACACATATCCTGAACTGCACCAGACTCAAAGACTTGCATCTTTGGAGCGAACCAAGGATATTCAAGATTCTCAAAGACTCCCTTCTTAATGAGAACCCAACCAAAACCAGTGTAATCCACTGTGAAAGGCTTTCTACGCTTGGAGATTGATTCCACAGTTTCATGATTCATCACACCACCATTTCTGCGGAAATCATCTTCTTCTAACCAGTGTGCGACAGAAGTTGTGTGTCCATCTTCCGTTGCATACCATCCAGCAGTAACCTCTTTTTCTTCTCCACCTTCGGGAAGAGCAAGATCACAGAGCTGCCAGAACTTGTTAGAATCAAAAACAATATCACTATCAATCCAGAGTTGATAGTCATATTCTAGTTTACCATCCCAAGGAACCTGCTTAGGCCCACGAAGAACATTTGCACCAAGACACTTGCAACGTGCAAAGTTTACCATCGATGAGTAGTCTTGAGAGATTTGAATACTCATTCCATTCTGAACGAGATCAAAACAAAGTTGTACAAATGCTTTCAGGAAGATAAATGAACAACCTCTTCCAGGAAGACAGAAGACAATTGATTTGCCTCGCATTCTTTCTTTAATGGCATCATAATCCCAGTCTTCAGTCTGTTTGGGTTTAGGTGCCGTCGCTTTAATTGTAAATCCTTTTGCCATAAGTTTACGTTAGATTCGATTCAATTTTATCAGTTTATATATGTAATGTCAAGTTAACACGCTTCAAATGTCTCTACAAATGAGAGATCTTCTTTATTATATTCTGTCTTAATCAATGCTATCATGTGATTGAGAGTATCCCAAGTATGACTAAAATCCTCTTCCTTCAATGAGTGGAATAAACATTTATCACCTGCGTAGATATGATAGATTTTTTTCATGCGTTAACTTATTTTGTCACCGCATTATATATGATCGCAATCAAAACCCCTATTGGGATTCCAACTATCCGGAAAAAATTTTTAGGATAACGTATTAACCATCCTGCAAAGACAACCTTCCAGAAATTCCAATAAGGACGTTTTTGAGTATATCGGCAGGGGGTTTTAAGACTTATCATACTTCCGGAAAAATTTTTTGAGAATGATATTTAACGAGCGATTTGTCACCTCTGTAGGTTAGGGTAGTTTCGCTTTTTTATAAACGCAACGCCCCGCCGCGCTATAACAAATCGGCGGAAATTAACTGCCGATGAGTGTCACTGTCATCATAACATAAGCGGCACCCAGAGTCAACCAGGTGCCGCACAGTTACTGTTAATCAGGCATCAGAGCCTTCCCCTTCACTGTCATTCTGCAGATCCTCTACGATAACATCGAGAATGGACAGAATCTCATTGCCGTTGTTACCTTGAGCCAGCAGAGAGAGAATCACTTGCTTAGACATGTTGTGCTGTTCGTTGTTAATAAGTGTGTGTTCAATGAGTGTCTTTATAGAGGCGCATCTCATTCCTCTTGGTATATCTTACTGTGCAGTCACCAGAGCATCATCATAGTGATAGAACTTGCGAACCTCAGCATAAAGATCTGTGTCGTCT